AAAAGATTCCATACCTGTTGTGTCTTTGTATATAGAAAGAAAAGACTGGTTCAAACTAGCAGGATGTAAAGGAAAGACAGAACTAATGTTTCCTAAACAACATAAGGACATTACCTACATTGCACAGGCTAGAGCTATCTGTAAGTCATGTCCGGTTCGAAGGGAGTGTCTCAAGTACGCACTGGAGTTTCCATCTGCCGATATGCACGGTGTCTGGGCAGGGTTGACGAGTCGACAGCTGGCAGCAGAACAAAGAAGAAGGAAGATAAAACCTACTAGACCTACACTGGCACAGATGTGGGGAGGATGAAAAGAAGGGCAAAAAAAGGGCAAAAAGTTTGCGCGCGTTTCTTTTTTTCAATTTTTTTATAGTCTTGTATGTACCACTTACAAAATACGGAGATTACAGGTACCACAAAAGTCCATATCATTTAATTGGGTAATTATTTGTTGGCAATCTTTTTTGCCGCACGGTTTCATTAATGTTTCCCCGCGCAGATACGCAAGCACTTCTTCTTGCACTGTTGGCAGGCAGAACTGCGCATTTCCGGGCGAAGGGATTCCCTTTTCGTTCTGAATGAAATCCCATACTGCATAAAGAACAAACTGATTTACAGATATTCCTTTTTTATTTGCAGCTTCTAGTATTTGATTTTTTACATCACCCTTGAGACGGAGGGTTATTCCTGTCCATCTATCTGTGTATTTTGTCTTGCTGGCCTTACGCCCCATCGCGCTCTACTAAAGCCTGGATGTAGGCGGTGAGCGTCAAGTCAACAGCTGATGATTGGTCTATTAGTTTCTGTTTGAACTCTCTTGTAACCCTGAGTGTAAGCGTTACTACTGGCTTCTCTGGGATTACGACTGGCCGGCCTGGGTTTCGTTTCATACCCAGAATTTAGTTCAGTACAAAGTTCCTCATTGCAACTACCAGTATTCCGATTAGGACAATTCTGAGTACCAATCCCCTAGGGGAATAAGAAATTACCGCTATTAAACAGGACGAAAAAATAAGAAACAATAATTGCCAAACAGAAAGACCAAACATTTATTCCTCAATTCGAATAGGGACTTTATATTTCTCGCCTTCTATTTCTATCACAATCTTTTCGTATACCCGGATGAAGTGTTCCCTGTCCCCATTGGTATGCATCCCTGCGCCGGCAGACCCTAGCTTGCGCACTGTGAGTATGAGGGCCTCTTGGAGCTCCTGCTGGTTCATCACACCTGCGTTGGCGTCTTCCATTATCCGTTGGAATTTACCCCAAGCAATAATGGGTTCTTCTGTTTCCCCTATTTTTGTATGCCTATTAATTGTGGAACGTCTTATCTCCCCTGCCTTGGGCATAAAGGTAGAGGTGGTAGCAAGTATGAGGAAGGCCTCCTTGCAGTCATCGTAGGTTAGGTCGTGGAGCAAGTCATACCAGGATTTATAGATGAGTTGTATGCGGCTTTTGTTATCGAATGGAAGGTCTTGGTTGTACGTGGCGTACACCTGGTCAACTAAGTTGGCTAATTCAGCTTTATCCATTATTAATCCATTCATCTCGCGCGTTTGTATCTATCGACTTGTCGTAGCGCTCCAAGAACATCTCGGTATGCTCGGCGTCCCTGAAGATTAAGTCTATCCCGTTGTATGTTTTGCCGGCTTTGTTCTGGCCCATATGGAAGCCTGACGACGCGCAACCCAGGATGGCATGCCTGCAGGCTTCTAGGCCGTAGGTATAGATGGCCCAGCCTATTGCGTTCTCCCTGGCGACGTCCATGCTCACTCGAGACTTATTGAACGTTAGTTTCCAGAAATCGAATATCTCTAGTTTTTGTGCTTTTGGTATTTCTTTAGCTGCAGCAGTCTTTGACTTGTTGTGTTCGGATGGACCGCGCTTCCCCATGGGTGAATCCTATCGGACTCTTCCGCCACCGTCAATAGTGAAAGCAAAAAAGTAAGTACCAAAAATGGTAAAAACGGTTTTTGTTTTTTCAACCTTACGAAAGGATTAATTTCGTTAACTAGAACATTACTAACTACGTAAAGAAAGAACGTAGTAAGTTAAAGAAGAAGCCCCCTTTGGAAAGGGGGTCTGGGGGAAAACCTTTGATTTTGTACCAACTAATCGTGGGCGTCCTCAGCTAGACCTTCCGTTTCTGGAAAGTGTTTTTAAGCGTGTAGATTTCAGCGATTGTGACGTCACATTGATACCTAGACCTATTGGGCTAGATGAGTTGTCAACATAGCAGGGTCATCCACCACCGTCAAGACAACTAACACATTTTTTTTCGGGGGCCTGTAATTTCCCGGGAGCTTGAGCCGGCAACTAAGCAATAAACGAATATATACATTCTTACTTAAAAAAAGTGATATGCTAGCGGGGCTTACTTCGGCACTGTTCCCCAATCGCTGAAGAAGTAGGTCCGGGGTTGAGTCTCCGTTGTGGTAGGTGGTGTTGATTCCCCCGGGCCTTTTTATTACTTGAACTTGCCGGCCTCGCTTGTACCCCAACCCCAGCGGTTGATGCGCATCTCTGTGTAGAACGCGTCACGCTGTGCCTTGGTGTACCCGAACTTTGGGCCGGCGTCGTATGCCCATTTTTTCCTGTTTTCTTTCATTTTTGCCATATCTGGCCAGAGCTCGTTTTGCACGTCGTAAAAATTCTCTTTTTTTGCATTCTTCGCCGGCCGCAGCCTCACCTGAGGTGTCAGGTTTACATACGTAGAGTTGATGCGCGCAAGCTCCTGGCGATGGGCGCGCTCGTGATTATTAATGCTTCTTTGGTACCGCCGCCAGATTCTCTTCTTTTCCAGAAACCTGGAGTCGAGGGACCAGATGGCCAGGAAGAAAATAAGTAAAAAAGGAAGTTTAAAGCTCATCGTCTTCCTCTTCCTCCTCAGGGAGCTGAATGCAGTTGTAAGCAACTCCTAAATTTTCGAGTATTTTGTTAGCTGCAGCACCGGATGCACCAATCTTGGTGACCAGCTCTCCCAGGTAATCAGGTTTCTTGTTCTCTACAGAATTCTCCATTTTGTATTGCATCTGGTCCTCCTGGTCGAGAATCGCATTTTTCTCGAATTCTGCGCGCTGCTCGATGGCGTCTTCTTCTTCAGGGTTATCGATTTGCATAATACTCCTCCATGGCTGACGTGTCTTCGCCGTCGTGCCCATTGTAGTGCTGATGCATTGCACTGGTGGAATCATGGCTGCCCCAGTTGTCGTATTCTTTTTGAGCTTTCTCTTGCTTGTCTCGTTTTTTGTTAGCGCGGCGCTTGCCAGTTTTGTAGATGATTGTGCCTAATACGATGCCCATGTTTATCTCCCTCTTCCACCACCGTCATATAAACGGAGGTTTGTCTAGTGGTTATTTTTTCTTGCTTAGTATTCTATTAGCGGTAACCCGAACCATCCGCGCTCGAGCATCATGCCGATTGCGGAGTAGCCGACGATATCAGTATACGTGTCTGTTATCGATTCGTTCTCTGGATTGTTTTTTGTTTTTTGTAGATTAATTAATCGAGCTAGCTTGTCGTGCGTGCGGACGAGTAGTCCGTATCGACCGAACCTTGAGATGTTCTCATGACCGTAATCCTTTTGTTTCCTGATTAATGTTTCGAGGATTGAGTCGCGCACCATCCAGCTGTCGAATTCAGCTGACGCGGAGGTCCTTGATTTTTTCTCATTTTCTGGATGCGCGCGGCCGGCAGCCAGGTCTTCAGATATTGCTAAAAAATTGCCATTTTTGATTCCCGCAGCGGCAGATAGACATCCGAGCTGACGCCATTCATCAACCCAATAAGGACCATCAGAAGTAAAGAACTTATAGTTATTGAGCATCCCATCAAAGTGGGACGATAGAAATTTCTGAGATTCTCTGGCTGACTGGCCGGCGGCCATAGATAACTTTTCTTCATTTTTTCGCATTTCTTGCCATTCCTCTTCGAGACACTCCAGGTGATGGATAATCTTCTCGAGCGAGTAATCGTTAAAAATCTCACAAACTACAACCTTGGCAGCCTCTTGCCACCAACGTGGTCCGTCGTTACCGAGCTCATCCACCACCGTCAACATTATTCTCCCTCTTCTAGTAGTTCGTCCCAGCTCCTGAGGGGAGCCGTCTCAATTTTGATTCTAACCTCTTCAACTATTTTTTCCAACTCGGAAATCCAGACCTGGTCGGCGACAACACTGCCGAGCCCCGCTCTCTCTCCCACTTCATCAGCCCTGAGGATTCTCTCCTCAATGTATTCTCGTGAGAATGCTGCAGTCAATGAGTTTTCTTTGGAATTCTTAAATATTATCGGACCGTCTTCGCCGTTGAGCGCCGACCTAGGTACGTGCACGCCCGTGACGGCCACATCATTATCTGTAAAAACGAAAATAATGTTATGGACCTCTTCAGAGGTTTCTGCAATTTTCTCCATCACCTCTTCAATGAGCTCTGGGTTCATTTGTTCTTTTTTTAGCATTTCTTCAAATGCATTGCTGCTGCGCATCTCTGAGTATTTGTTGTTTTTTTCTTCCATATATAGAATCTACCTAACTTTCGTCCACGTGTCTTTCGGGTCAGCTGTTTTCAATTTTACAAATAAGTGTAAAAACATCCTCGGGATTGGAGAGCTCAAGGATGACCCCAGAGAGGAAATCCACGGCGTCGTCTCCATGTCTCAATTTCGCTGATTCTGCTAAGCGCATTGCCAGAACGATGCTAGCTTTTTTCTCTTTTTCAATTAATAGATATTCCTGCATTCCAGTACCTCCAGTACTTTTGGTTGAATCCTTACCCCCAGCCATCCGAACGTTTGACCAGGAGCAGGAAATTTGTTAAAAAAATCGTTTTTTCTACTCGGCCGCAACCGGATGCGCGTGAGGGAAATTCCCATTTTTATGAAAGGTCACTCGAGTGGCTGCCAGAACTTTGTTAAATTTAACCAAACTACAGATGTCATCAATAAAGGTGTCTCGAGCCCAATCCATTAGGTACTGGTCGGTAATCGGACCCTTGTCGGCGCCCATCAGTTCAGCGAGCTCCTCCTCATCAAATGTGCCGATGATATCAACAGTTACTCGTCTACCCACGGGTCATCCTCCACGGTCCGATTGTCAATAGATACTCAGATTAACGGCTTTATATTTAAAGCCTCTGGGTCCCAATAACTCTATCTACTGAGCTTTTAAATGTCAACCTATAAAATAAATATATTTGTACCTCTTATGGGGGAAGTGCGGGGGGCGAACACCTGTTCGTCTATTGTTATCGGCATGGACAACATCACACGCTTCAGCACTTATATCCAAGCTCTCTCTCAATACATTGAGCGAGAAGGTCATTCCCAGATTCCCGCTGCGCATACTGAAAAAATTCAAGAAAATCATATTTCTTTGGGTGCATGGGTTGGTTACATCAGACAGCGTTATCGTAAAAATCAATTGTCCGAAGACCGGGTAAAGAAAATTCAAGAAATTTCAAATTGGCAGTGGGGCCCATTTAAGCCGGGTCCTGCCACAGACATAAGCAGAAATTCAGAAATTCATCAAATGCGTGCGGCCGGAAAGTCTTTAAGGGAAATTGCCGACGTATTTGATTTGAGCCGGCAGCGGGTCCATCAAATAATTAGAAAAAATGAAGATATCTAATTAAACAACCCAGTCCGCCAAGGTCATCCACCACCGTCGTATTAAGTAGGGAGTTTTTATGAGACCGCCGCCAAATTTTGACAAATCAACAAGAAGAGAATTAAATCAATTTTCTAAGTATTCTTCAACCGTTTCTTCTGCTCGAGAAAAGGCCCCGCGCAAATCTGTTTGGGGCGGGGCTTCCTTCGGCTTCGTGGCAATTTCTGTAATTTATTCACTTTCTCTACTCGGCGTGACCAGAGTGTTGCGAAGTGCCGAAGTCGTTTCGTGGTCGTTGTCGTTTCCACAGGCTCTCGCTGTGTCTGCTCTGTTCGTCCTTGTACGCACGATAGAGCGAGCCATTAATTCTGTCGTAGCGTCCTCTAAGGGTGGAAGCGTAGAGCGTTAGAGAGTTATCTATTAGAGATATAACTGGTACACGGTGTCTCACTAATCGTATGAGTGTCGGTGTGTGTGTATGCAGAGCGATTCCCAATAGGGTCACTAGTAGTACATAATAGATAACTTCGTAGTTCATAGTTTTCGCTTTCGTTAGTTATCTATTAGTAAAGTACTGGCATAACAATAATCGGTGTCTGCTCGCCTACCCATGCACCAATGCAGTTGTAACTGATGTACTCCTCTGCTTCCTCATCGTCCATACCGTCACGCTCAATGCACACTGTCATCATTTTCTCCCACGAATAAACTGCCAATAAAGGCTCATTTATTCTTTGAGAGAATCCAATTAGTGCTTCATCAAAGTTGTCCATGAGTAATGCGTTCTCGCCCATTGACTCTAGGTGTTCGTTTATTTGCTTTCTTAATTTGCTCGGCTTCTCTTTCTTTTTCTTTTTGATTTTCATTTTTTTCTCTTTTCTTAGAGTTATCTATTAGAGGTTGCTGTAACTATTTTGCTGGAGAGAATAATGCAAACGATTCTAATGCGGTCATAAAGTCAATACCTTCGTTCCACACTATGTTTTCGTAATCCAGTGTTGCTTGCTCTTGGGTGTATCCATTGTCCTCAATGTCATCAAGAATCCCTTGCAGTATGTGAATTGCATGTTGCAGACTGTCTTGCAAGTCTTGTAGTGATTCATCAAGTGTTTCGTTGTCACTCATTTTTTCCTCTTTCTTGGTTATCTATTAGGGGATAGCGAACTACCCACCTGAAAGGAGAAAGCCGAACAGGTGGGTAGTTGCTTACTCTGCCTACCGAGAACTGGTGGGAACTCGGTAGGCGAGAAGTTATCTATTCAGAGTATGGGAGTTCGTTACCGTTTGCTTCTTTCCACACTTGCCTGAACATGGCTGGATAAACGCTACGAGCCTTGCCACCACTGGATAGTTGTTTCAGTTGCTTTATGGCTTCGTCTGCGTGGGGAACGATGATGTATTTGTGCTTACGAGCGTATGTGAGGCACTGCATAGACAGTACTCCGTGAAACCCGTCATTGTGTCCACACACTCCACCATCCGTAACCCACACTAAAGGCGAGTTCTTTTTGGCTTTGTTTTTCAC